CTTCTTCGTATGTTCCAGAGCAACAGCGCGAGATCGCAGCAGCAAGAGACCACATCTTCTATTCCGCGCGCCAGTGGGTAGAGAAGGCTGTTACGACAGCAAGCGGAATGGTGCAACTCTCTGATGTTAGTTTACTTCCGAGGGCAAGTCGCCACCAGGTTGTTGCCTGGTGCAATGGTTTGTCGAAGAAGAAGACTGCACAGGGGGTTACGCTGGAGCAGCAAGGGGATAGGACGATGGCGTCATGGTATCATACCGACGCGGCGGCCTACGCCAGTGTCAGCCAACTGTATATTAAGAACGCGCTACATACAGATAGAGCTGGCCTGCTTGAGCGATATGTCCATGGTATTGTAAACAATCGACAATCCAAGTTTCCCGTGAGACATACGGTTAAGCAGTGGCGGCAGACCCTCGGCAAGCCTCGATGTGAATTGGTCACCCGCGAGAACGTTCAGAAGGCCCCATATAAGGCCAGGCTCCAGGACGTTGGGCCAATTCGCATCGATCGTTGGGCACCAGTAGAGTTTGTGGGAAGGATTCACTCGCTGGTTGGAACGCGTCCGCAGAAGTTCACGAACCCGATCTTCTTAATTGAAGAGTTCCTAGCTGAACGTGGACAATCGGACCGGTTGAACCGCTACGGTTGCGCGAACCCGCTCATGGTGCATGGAGGTTACGATACGAACCTCAAGTCGGTCCAGGCAATGGCACGGAGTACCCCAGGGTGGGGTGGGTACTTCAACCTAATGCAGGCGCTGCGGCGTGGCGCCAAGCTGGCGTTGCATAAGGTTACCGCGCACACTGAGCCGTCTACCGTCGCAAAGGTTCGCGTCAAGACGCGGGCTCACCCAGGGTTTAACAGTAAGCGTCTCGGTAAGAACCGCGCTGTGGCGTCACAAGTGTCGTTGGCCCCGGAGCGTGTTTACGCACGTGTCCTTAGCAGGCCGACTTACCCAATTACCGTTTACGAGGTTGGAGCGCGCGAGAAGCGCAGCACGAAGTGGACCGACGAGCCGCTACGGTCGCGGGCGGTCTTAATGCCTGAGACCTTGACTTTGTTAGTCGTTGCACCGGTTGCACAGGTTCTTACGTCAATGATCTCACGTTCAGAGAGTGAGGTTAAGATAGGCCAGTGCACCACGGGCGAGTCCGCGCGACGTCTCCTCGACACCGTTGACTCATGGGAGTTTGGATGCTCGCGTTCGATGGACATTAGCGGATATGACGGTGATACTACGGAGCGGTTGATTGTGATGGCCTTTGGAGTCCTGTCAGCGTGCTTCCATGGGAGCCCCGGCGAGCGAGCCATGCGGAACCTGTTTCTGCATACCTGCGCCACCTTCCTCGATAAGCATGTCCTCCTGCCGGGAGGCTTCGTTTACCGGATCAAGAAGGGCACCCCATCGGGGCATCCATGGACGTCATTGATAAACTCGGTGGTAAACTGGCTCGTGCAAGTGTCTGTCCACGACCAGCTCGGCGTCAAGCAGGACGAGTACCTTACCGAAGTGTCAGGCGATGATGTCCGCATCCACTACAAGGACTACCGGCGGATTCCTCGGATTGAGGCTTACGTGGCGAAGGTCAGTGAGATGTGGGGATTCGTGATTAAGCCAGGTAGTGTTACGACGGGACAGGTCTATGCGTCTAACCCAATGTGTGCGCCTGACTTCCTGGCCACTCGGTGGCCTTCTGGCCTTCCGATGCGTGATGAGATACGGTTAATGGATATATCGTATCTCCCAGCGAAGCCTCACCAGTGCGGTGCCTCTCAGTACGCTCGGTTAAGGTACATGGGGAGTAATTTTCCGACCGATGAGTCCACTTGGAATTATC